CCAGCTCGCTGTCGTCGGTCCGGCGGTCCGAGGCGTTGCTGAGCGGGGTGTCGCCCCAGATCAGCATCTCGTTGTCCATGTTGCCGTAGCCGGCCAGGAAGACGCGGCCCGGGTGGCGCTGCGCGAACCGCTTGGCGTCGTTGTAGTTGGGCAGCGTCTCGACCACGCAGCACTGCACGCCGAACTGGTCCATCAGCTCCGAGCAGCGCGCGAACGGGTCGGCGTCGAAGATGTATTTCAGGTGGATGACGGCCTGCTTGCCGTCCTCCAGGCGCTCCTTGATGACCACCACGTTGAAGGCGCCCATCTGGTCGATGCCCATGAAGGTGCCGCGCGCGCGCTGCTTCCAGACCAGGCCGCGCGCCATGCCTTCCTCGGCGCAGGCGTTGAGCATCTCCAGGTTGACCGGGACCTGGCTGGGGTCGGTGTACGGCTTGCCGAGCTTCCGGTTGAAGTAGTTCTTCATGTCGTCGGCGTTGTGGTACGCCTCGATCATGTTGCGCGGCGAGATGGTCGGCGACAGGAACTGCGGGAAGTGGATCGAGCGGATCTCGGCGTCGGGGTTCTTGGCGCGCCATTCGCCCACCTGGGGGTCGTCGATCCAGCCCTGGCACTCGTGGCAGCGGTAGCGGTACTCGCCGGGCAGGTTCGGCTCGCCACGGCGGGTGACGCGCTTGGGCGCCTCGGGGTCGTAGCCGATGCACTGCGGGAAATGCTCGTCGAGCACCTGGTGCGTGCCGCAGTGCGGGCACAGCGTGTGGAACTGGAACTGCTTGCCCTTCTTGTACCAGAAATGGATGTCGCTATCCGGCCAGTTGGCCGTGGAGCCCATCAGGGTGTACTTCAGGAACGAGGCCGACAGACGCTCCTGCGTCTTCTCCATGTCGGCGATCGCCATCTCCTGCACCTCGTCGAAGGACACGACGTCCATCGGGAAGGATTCGGTGGCGGTCTTGCCCGAGGTCCACAGGAAGTGGAACCGCGACGGGCCCAGGTTGCGGATCAGCACGTTGCCCTCGCCGCCGCGCCCGCCCGAGGCGTTCTTCTCGGTCATCATCCGGTAGACGCTGGGCACGGTCTTCACGATCGGCATGAAGCGCTCGGACGACTTGCCGGCCGCCAGCATCTGCGAGGGCATGAACATGCCGATCTTGGCCGGCGCGAAGCGCAGCGCCAGGTAGATCATGGCCAGCATCTCCATGACCGTGAAGCCCACCTGGGTGCACTTCATGATGACGTCGGTGCGCTCGTAGGCTTCCTCGACCGTGGACGGGATCAGCTCGTAGACGAACCGCATGGCCGGCCGGTCGGACAGGGTGAAGGGGTGGCCGTCCACCTTCAGGCCCTCCTGTTCCAGCCGCTCGCACCAGTCGATGAAGCGCTCATCGGGGCCGATGATGCGCTGCGCGTCGGTCAGCTCGATCGCCACGTCGAGGAACTCGGCCTCGAAGCGCTGGAGCCGCTCGGGCTCGGTGACCTTGTCGGCCTCGGCGGAGATATCGGCGGGCAGGTGCGGGTTGGCGAAGCTGCTGAACTGCCAGCACGACCAGTCCGGGTCATCGCGGCCCATCTGGTAGAGCTTGTGGAAGGCGTTCTTCTTGCCGAAGGGCACCGACAGCAGCCAGGCCTGGCCGCCATGCTGGCGCAGCGCCGGCAGGACCACGTCCTCCCAGAAGTCGAGCAGGCCGTCGACCCGCGCCACGTCGTCGAGCACGACCGTGCCGTACTGCTCGAAGGTCTCGAGCTTGTTCTCGTCGAGGGCGTAGAAGTCGATCAGGCCGCCCGTGGTGAGCTCCACGCGCCGCGCATTCGGCCGGCGCTTGATCAGCGGCTCGACGGTGCGCAGGACCTGGCGCTTGACCTCCACCAGCTCGGCGACCGTCTCGGCGAACCAGGCCGTGGGGAAGCCGCGCAGCGCGCCCTTGGGCCCGGCCAGCAGCGCCTCGATGCCGAGCGTGGTCTTGCCGCCCTGTTCACCCATGGCGACGACGTTGAAGCGTCCGGCCCGCGCCAGCGCTTTCTGCTGGGCCTTGTGTGGCTCCGGCAGCCTGATCTTGATCTCACTTCCCATGGCAACAGAATGCGGTCACGACAAAAAAAGGCCCCGCCGGGACAGGCGGGGCATAAACCGGGGTGAGGCCCGGCAGGGAAGGAACTCTACTTTACCGCATCGCCGATGGCGTTCATCCGGTCGCGCATGTTCGAGCTGACGTGGTTGGGCACGTCCTCGTCCTCGTGCATGCCGCCCAGGTCCTTGTGCGCGGCCTTGAGCGCCTTGCGCTTGTCCTCGGGCGTCTTGGCCGCCACCAGGCGGTCGCGGTGCTCGCCAGCGGCCTGCTTCACGTGATCGGGGAGATCGGGATGCTCGGCCCAGCCAGCGAAGTCGGCAGCAGCCTGCTTGTGGTGGTGGTCGATCTCCGGCGCGGCCTTCTGCCCACTGTCGGAATCCCCGGCGCTGTCCGCTTTTTTGGACACTGCGTGAGCTTTTTCCGACAGCTCGTCGGCGTTTGCGTGGCCGAGCCTGTGCGCGTTACTGGCTTCTGCATGGGCTTTCTGGGCGGCCCAATGGGCCGCCACGCCTTTCCCCCTTTTGCCCAGCGCGCGCTCCCGCTTTTCCCATTCGCCGAAATGGTGTCTCGCCAGATCATCATGGGACGCAGCAAGTTTTGGGTTAGCAGCGCTCGGGTTCGCAACCCTCGGGTTTTTCCCGCCGCTGGCTGCAGGGCCTGCCGGCGCAGCCGCCTGCCGCTTGTCATCATGCGCCTGGACGACCGAGCCGTCCTTGCGCGTGTAGGTTTCGACATGGGCCTTGGCGAGGGTATCGAAGTCGCCGCGACTCGTGAGCAGGAGGACTTGGCGCGGCTTGGCCGGCGCCACCTGCGCGCTCGGCCGGATGTCCTCTTGAGGTGCGGCGGGAGCGACCATGGACTTGGTCAGCTCGCCAAGCGGGGCGCGCGCGCCGAACAGCAGGATGGGCTTTTGCATGTGGATGGGGCCAGTCTATTGAGCTGGCCCCATTGTGTGGTCACGACGCCGGCAGCGTGCCGATCGCGACGATCGCCACCGAGACGCTGGTATCGGCGAATGCGCCGGTGATCGGACTGGACCAGTCCTCGGGCTGCTCGCCGAACAGGCCCTTGCCCCGGAAGGATGCCGGCAGCACCGCGACCAGCCGGCCGCCCGGCTTGAGCATGGACAAGGCATGCTCGACGTGGGCCTTGGCGCGGCCCTCGCTGAACGGCGGGTTCATGACGATGCGGTCGTAGAGGCAAATCGGGCGCCACGTCAGGAAGTCGTGCTCGACCACGCGGTAGCCCTTGGCGCGCAGGATGCCGCAGTGCAGGCCGCTGATCTCGACGCAGTCCGTCCGGTCCTTGGGCATCAGGTCGGCCAGCCCGCCCTGTCCGGCGCTGGGCTCCAGGCAGGAATCGCCCGGGCCGATCTGCGCCAGCTCGATCGCCTGCGCGGCCACGCTCTCCGGCGTCGGGTAGAACTGGTGCGACTTCTGGTCGGGGATGCAGCCGGATGCCACGATGTCGGCCAGCACCTCGTCGATCAGGTAGTCGAACTGCCAGTACCAGTAGCCCTTCGTTCCCTCGCGCAGCACGCGCACGCCGCCGATCGCCTCCAGGACCCGCTCGGCCTCGGCCAAGGCGGTCTTGTCGTGGTCGCCATAGTCGAACACCCAGCCGAGCGGGATGTCTCGGGAATAGGTCTGGTAGCCCTTCTCGTAGCGCTCGCGGGCGGGCTTCAGGCGCTCCAGCAGTGCTATGACGGCGAACGGCAGCAGCTTGGACATCATCCGCCACTCGCGCGGCTTGCGCTTGGGCGGCGTGCGGAACTCGGCCGGGATCGCCGTCGGGTGCATGGACGCCAGGACGCTGTTGAGGCGCCAAGCCATGTCCGGGTGCACCTCCAGATGCGCGGTGCCCTTCAGGTAGCAGCGGATGCGCAAGGCGCCGCCGTCCAGCGTCACCCACTCGCCAGGTCGCAGGCGGCGGCCGTTCTCGATGATCGAGTTGGTGGCGTAGTGCTTGGGTTCCTCGCGGCCCATGAAGCGCGCGATCACGCAGCGCAGGTCATTGATCACGCCCATGCGCGAGGTGTTCGAGGACGCATGCCCGCCGGCGTAGAAGCTGAACAGGTTGGCCACGATCATGCGCTTGCCAAAGCCCTGCGGGCAGTTGGTCACGTGCTCATGCGACAGCGCGCGGAAGATGCCGTCGACCCGCTCGGCGAAGAACTTGGACCGGGCATTGAGCAGGTCCAGGAGCGTGGCGCGAACCGTGTCTTCCTCAAACTCGGGCGTTTCGTGCTTGCGGATCTGCTCGTTCCACTCGTCCCGGCGCTTCTGCGGCATCGCATCGTAGACGTCGGTGAGGCCCATCGCCTTCGACCAGTAGGCGGCATTGAGCGCCGCGACGGCGCCATCGGGCTTGAACAGGCGGTCCACGTAGATCGAGCGGTGCAGGCGGTCATCGCCGCAATTGCCGTCGATGAAGTAGTGGATGACATTGCCCAGGTCGCCTGCCACCAGGGCGGCGAGCTGGTCGATACGCTGGCGCGCCTGCTGGTACTGGCCGATCAGGCCGTCGATCAGGTCGGCCGACACCGGCGCGAAGAACTGCGCGTCCCCCGCGATCTCGAACTCGACGACTTCGCTCATTCGGCTACCTTGGGCAGCGCCAGTTGATGAGCGGGGCGGCGGCGGGCACGGGCAGCAGCGCTGCGGGTGCCAGAGTAGGGCGGCGTGGGCTGCAAGGCAGCCATCGTGCTCCACACGCGGGCATAGGCCCCGTGCAGGCGGTCGTCGCGCACCGAGTTCTTGAAGTTGTTGTAGTCGATACCGGCGATCTCGGCGGCGATCACCGCCGCCACTTCCTCGCGCAGGATCAGCGCACGGAACAGGTAATCGCGCTCCGGCCGGCGCTCGACCTTGGCGGCGGGAAAATAACGCTCGATATCACCTTGCCGGCGAGCGCGAACAAGCAAGAATTCACCGTCGAGGTCATTAGCGGGAGCGACGACAGAGAGGAAACCGTTATTTAGGCAGAACCACATTTTGAAGACCCTGTATGGAAAGCCTTAGTATACTCAAATTTGAGTAAGGGTCGTCTATATCCGCTCGGTTTCCTGTGTCACCTAAAATAACATGCCGGACTTGTGGTTTTTTGGATACGCCTGTGCGGGCGGCTTTGGCGGTGGCGGCGGCTTCGGGCCGGCGCCGATGGCCTCGGCGGGCCCATGGTCGGTTGCCATGTTCAACAGGCCGTACAGCTTGTCCTTGGGTGCGAGGTGCACGGCCTGGGATTCCCAGCCCATGCGCGCCGGCGTGCCGCCGACCCGCTTGGCCAAGTACAGGCGCGCCACGGAGGTGGTGCGCTCGAAGTCCCCGACCAGGCCCGTGATCTCTACCTTCAAACCCGTTTCCTCGAAGGCTTCCTTGATCGCATTGGCCTGCAACGACAATTCCGGCTCCGCATTTCCCTTGGGAAACGAAGCCTTGTAGCCGCCGAAACCGTTGGTTGGGGCTACAAGCCATACGCGGCCGTCAGGTTCCTCGATCACCACGCCGGACGCGACGGCCTTGCCCTTGGGCGCGTGCATCGGCGGCTCATCGAGGTCGTCGTTGACGCCGTCCACATAGTCCCAGCCCTCGGCCGTGGTCGGGTGATCAGACCACGGCTCGAACAGCACGCCATGGAGCTGCGCCGGGACCTCGCCGCCAGGAACGATCGTGGCGACCGCCTTGGGATCGCCGAAGGCCGCGAGCGGCGTGGGCGTGGACGGCTGGTGGATCTTCACCGGCTCGCCGTGGTGGTCGAGCTCGGGGTGATGCACCACCTTGGCGGGCTGGCCGTGTCCCTGGCGGTCGCGGCGATGGTAGCCCTTCACCTGATGGCCGCCGCGCAGGTGCGGCGGAACGTAGGCCTTCACGAACAGGATCGGGCCCGTCATGGCGTGCCCAGCAGCAGGGTGGTCACGCTGGCGATGGCGTCCTGCACGTGCGCCTTGGCAGCCGGGTCGGACAGCTTCTGGTCCTCGTGCTGGACGGCGACGTCGATCAGGGACGCCGCCAGCGCCAGGAACAGCGCGGTGCCCGGGTCGGTGCCGTCGGCATCCGCCACGGCCTGCTTGATCCGCTTGCCCAGGTGCTCGGGCGAGTTCCACGGCAGCGCCGCAAAGCGGGCATCGCGGCCCATGAACTTGCCGCCGTAGTCCTGCGCCAGCTTCTTGATGTTGGCCTGGGCCTGCTCGCCGGTGAGCTTGCCGCCGTTGTAGTCGGCGCGCACGCCAACGATGGCCTGGCCGAAGTCCTGCACCAGGCCACGGACCACGTCGGGGTCGCCAAGCGACGGCCGCGCATCGCCGGTCGGGAAGCCGAGGTCCTCGCCCCGCCCGCGATCGGCCGCGCGCTCGGGCGAGCCTTCGATTTCACGTTTGTCCATGGTCATATTTTACGCGCTTTTTTGAGTAATGCCCAAGTCGGGCGGGAGCATGAGGACTTCGAGTTCCAGACGGCCGTTAGTCATCTGACGCGACAGCACGACGAAGCGCGAGTTGGGCAGCGTGGTGATTTCCTTCTCACCTTTGAATGCTCCGGACCCGAACGACTCCACGGCCTTGGCACCCTTGGCATAGCGGATGACCACGCGATGCTTGCCAAAGTGCGACGTTGCCGTTGGATCATACGACGTGCACATCGGCCCCGTCGCCTGGAATACGGTGCCCTCGGGTGCCTGCAGCACCTTTTTCACCATCTCGTCCGACATATTCTGCCAGCGGTAGACTGTGGTTCCTTCCGGCTGACTGGTGGCGAACTCCAGGGCGGCCTGCGCGACGTCGGACAGCTTGTTGCCGGAATGGTCCTTTTCTTTGCCCTGCCGGAAAAGGTCGTTGTAGGAGCCCGAGGCCTGCACCGACTGCACGAAGTGCTTGGCCAGCGGCGAGGCCTCGTTGAACTTCTGCTTGGCCGCAGCGATCGCCGCCGAGGACAGGTGCGACACCGTCTTGGGCCGCAGGTGCTCGACCGACGAGACCTGGCCCATGGCGACCCAGAAGCCCAGCTTCTCGTTCGATTTGACCTTGGCGACGGTCGTGCCGAACGGCTGCGACGGGAAGGCATCGGCGAGCGCCTCGACGCTGCTGACGTCCGTCGACCGGAACAGCTTCAGCGGCTCGGGCGGGTTGGCGATCTCGTCGAGGATCTGCACCAGGTCCATGTGCAGTTGCACGACGTGCTTGGACGGGTGCTGCGAGATCGGATGCGCGGCGCCGGTGGCCTGGCCGGTCTCCTTGTCCAGGGCGTGGAACTGGAAGGCCTTGAGCGCCGGCAGGTTGCCGGCAGCGGCCAGCGCCAGCATCTCCTGCTCGACGGCGGCGTTGGCCGCGTTGACGTGGTCCTTGGAGGACAGGCCCTTGCCCGGGCCGTTCCAGTTGGCGAAGTCGTGCGCCTTCGGCAGGCGGGCCGGATCCACCGGCAGCGCCGACGGGTTCAGGCGCTTCTTCAGGGCCTTGGCCGCCTTCGGGTACTTCTTGAGCAGGTCGTCCTTGCGCGCGATCAGCTTCTCGGCCAGCTCCAGGCGCGCGGCGTCGTCGCCGGGCCCGTAGTGCTTGCACAGCGACTTGATCACGCTGTCGGGCACCGAGACGACCTTCGCCACGCTGGCGGCGATGTCGTGCGGCGTGATGCCCTTGAACACGGCGGCCGCCTGGGCGTTGACCTTCGGGTCCTGCAGGGTGTCGAGCTCGGGGACCGAGGCCGCCAGCGCCTTCTTGCCGCCCTGCGCGCGGAACTCGAGCGCGCCGCCCACGTCCACGCGCACGGCCTTGCCGTCGGCGCCGACCACCAGGTTGTCGTTGCCCAGGCCGACCACATCCCAATTGGCCAGCCAGGCGTCGACGGCGAAGCCCGAATGGGCGCCGCTGGCCTTCGCCAGCTTGCCCGGTGCCGCCTGCTTGAGGCCATCCACCCACTTCGAGGCGATGCCCAGCTTGCCGCCCTGATCGACCATCTTGAGCGACGGCACCTTCACGCCGGCCGCCTCGTAGAGCTTGGCGGCCAGCACCTCGGACTTGGCGTGCTCGGGGTTGGACGGGAACTTGCAATACCACTTGGTGCCGTCGGGCGCCTCGAACAGGCCGCCCGGGTTCGAGCCCTGCTGCGCGCCGACCTTCTTCCAGCC